AATAGTAATAGAAGGATATGAAATAGTAGATCCTTCTACATATACTGATGTATATAATGATATGTTCTTAAAGAGATATTGTACTCAATTAATTAGACGTCAATGGGGGCAGAATATGAGTAAGTTTGAGGGTATGATGTTACCTGGAGGAGTTACTATGAATGGTTTAGAAATATTTCAGCAAGCCAATGAAGAAATAGATAAATTAGAAGGTGATATGCAATTAGCTTGGCAAATGCCTGATGACTTTTTAATGGGTTGATGTGATGAACAGCAATGCAGTAATTGATAGCTTAGTAGGATTTTCCAATAGTGGATTTGGTCATACATCAAATTCGCAGCAAAGAGATAGAGAATGGAATATAATCAAGGATGCAGCTGCAAATACTGATATTACATGGGAAAACCCTAGTATGTGGATAGCTAAAGCAAGCCCTGTGGTTAGTATGATATCAAAGCATGTTGATAAATGGCACCCACATACAGGAGCTAATTCCGACTTAATAGCCCACTTTGGCCAGAGTTTAGTATTAGCTCAAGCATTAGGGGCAAACCAAACTGCTTCTATAGGATTAATAACTGAGTGGTTTGATGGATGGGATGCATGGTTGAAGAATGATAGTCAGGGGGCTGGATATAGTAATGATGACTTAGCCGCGGACTTAGCTGGAGCATATGGTTATACAGCAACTGAAGCTCTAAATGCTGGGTTATTTTCACATACTCAAAGTGAAGATTATCATAATGATTGGTTCTTGGACGGAGATACTGGATTTATAGATAATCTTAAAAAGATATGGGATTTGTGGGACGATTCTGTAGTACAATCCACCCCTGATAAAGATCATGCAGAGGCTTTAATAAATACATTTGGGGATAAAGGATCAGTTCTTAGTGGTTATATGGTAGCTGGCTTTAGAAGTTATGGCGTTGTATTAGCGTCAAGTGCTGCTAATGCCCAGAACGGACTAGGATTTAAGGGACATATCCACTCTGGGACATGGGATGTAGAGGGAGTAGTAGATCCAGGTACTGGAATAACTCTTACAGATACTAATGATGATGGTCTATGGACTAATCGATCAGTTAGCCTATCATGGCCGGCGTACGAACAAGTAACTGTAGTTGCAGGCAACTTTGGACAAAATGGTTTTAGTGTTAGCGTACCTGCGGGATCTGCTTCTATATCATTCGATCCACAAGTCGATGGTAATAATACCAAGGCATGGCCAGTATCAATTTCATATACTAAGATCATAGGATAAATTAATGGCAACATCAGTATACTTTTCAGGCAGCGTAAAATCAGAACAAGAACTCTATGAAGATTTAATCATAGAGTCTATGAAGATCTATGGTCAGGATGTCGTCTATATCCCAAGACAAGAGATTACGCGTGATGAGATCTTAAATGAATCTTATTCAAAGTTCACCGATTCATACGTTGTTGAAATGTATATTGAGGGGCAAGAAGGGTTTGAAGGCGAAGGGGATTTATTAGCTAAGTTTGGTTTAGAGATTAGAGACCAAGCTACGTTTATTGTATCTAAGCGCCGATGGGAGAAGCAAGTAGGTGGTTACCTTAATACTACCCACGAAAGCTGGGAGGAAATTGGGTTTAGACCTATGGAGGGCGACTTATTGTTCTTACCTATGTCTAATAGTATATTTGAAATTAGATTTGTTGAACATGAAATGCCTTTCTATCAGTTACAGAATTTACCTGTATATAAATTACAAGCTGAATTATTCGAATACTCTGATGAAAAACTAGATACTGATATTGCTGGAGTTGACATCATTGAAACAATTAATGCTACATCTTACACTTACTCTATGAAGGGATCTAACGATAATTATATCATAGGTGAAAAGGTTATCCAATGGACTGGTGAAAACGACTCGGACGGTAATGCAATTAATATTGAAGGAGAAGTAGCTGCGTTTGAAGACTTAGGACTTGAAACTGGTAACCTAACAGTTGTATCATTGATAACTACTGAGGGTAGATTTAGAGAGCTATACCCAAGTGATGTTAATCCAGTGGTTGGTACTGAATCTGGAACAAGTTATATGTGTATTACTTCTTCACAAGATCATCCTCAACCAGTAACTAATTATAATAGAGATAGTTATGCTGCTAATGATCAGTTCGATCATGAAGGAGATGATATCATAGACTTCTCTGAAACTAACCCATTTGGAATGCCATAATGTTTGAAAATCACTTCTATAATGCAAGTACCCGAAGAATGGTAGCGGTCTTTGGTAGTATCTTTAATGATCTATCTATTGTTAAGACTAACGCAGCCGGCCATGAATTATCAGTGGTTAAAGTGCCATTGGCCTATGGTCCTCGTCAAAAGTTCTTAACGCGTGCAAAGGATTTAAATGCCACTAAGATAGCTTTAAAGCTACCTCGTATCTCATTTGAAATAACTGATATGACTTATGATGGGGCAGCGCGCCTTAATAAGCATAAGAAATATGTTAAAGTGGATGTTGATGACAAAGCTAACGTTAAACATTTAGGGGTCCCTGTTGTTTATAAAGTTGGGTTTGAATTAAATATTATGACTAAGGCCCAAGATGATGCTTTACAATTATTAGAACAGATTATACCGATGTTCCAACCGGAATATACAGTAACTATTAAAGATATTCCAGATATGGATTTGACCACTGATGTTCCAATTGTATTAACAGGCATAGGGCTTAATGACGAATATGAGGGGGACTTCTTAAGTAGAAGAACTATAGTATATACTTTAACCTTTGAAACGCGTATTAACTATTATGGTGGCGTTAGTGAAAGAGGCGTTATTAACAGTACTGAAATTAATTTTGGAGATCTCGATGACTTTGGATTCTAAATGGTCCTCTATAGGACATACCGCTAATGAAGATGGTACTATAACATTTTCACACACTCTACATGCAGGTAAATCAGAACCACCTAAAATTACCCTTGAACAATATGCAGAAATTATTTTAGCAAGACAGAATCAAGAATAAAGGCATAATATATTATGAGTAATGATTTAGATGATGATTATACAAAGATTAAAAGAAATCTCTTTGATCTAACTGACCAAGGTTCTGAGGCTATTGAGCTTATGATGGAACTCGCTAGAGAGTCAGAACACCCTAGGGCCTTCGAAGTTTTAGGGCAACTAATCAAACAAAATGCAGAGATCGGTGAAAAGATCTTAAAGATGCATAAAACCAAAAAAGAAGTTGAAGGGCCCCAGGGTAAACCTGCATTGGAGGCTGGTGGCACAACTAATAATGTATTTATTGGAAGTACCACTGAACTACAGAGACTATTACAGAATGAGAAAGTGATTAATGGCGATACAGAAAGTTGAAAGTTATTTAGGTAACGCAAATGTAAAACGTGATGGTGTTTCCCAAGATTGGACTAAAGAGGATATACTTGAATATCAAAAGTGTATGGGGGACTCTATATACTTTGCTGAAACCTATTGTAAAGTAATATCCCTAGATGATGGCTTAGTACCCTTTAAGTTATATGATTATCAGAAACAGATGTTTAACCATTTCAATGATAATCGATTCTCTATTGTATTAGCTTGTCGCCAATCTGGTAAGTCTATATCAACAGTTGCCTACCTCCTATGGTTTGCCCTATTCCATTCTGAGCAAACGATAGCTATTCTAGCCAATAAGGGATCTACTGCTAGAGAGATGCTGTCCAGGATCACTCTTATGTTAGAGAATCTACCATTCTTTCTACAACCTGGTACTAAAGCCTTAAACAAAGGTTCAATTGAATTCTCTAATAATTCACGATTAATTGCTGCAGCTACATCAGGTAGCTCCATTCGTGGTATGTCTATTAACCTATTGTACTTAGATGAGTTTGCATTCGTAGAAAATGCCACTGAATTCTATACTTCAACCTACCCAGTTGTATCAGCGGGTAAGAAGACTAAAGTTATTATTACCTCCACTGCTAATGGCTTAGGTAATATATATCAGAAGATCTATGAGGGGGCTCTACAAAAAACTAATGAATTTAAAGCATTTAGAGTAGACTGGTGGGACGTCCCTGGTAGAGATGCTGAATGGAAACGAATGACCGTATCTAATACGTCTGAACTACAATTTGATCAAGAATTTGGTAATAACTTCCACGGTACTGGTAATACTCTTATTAATGCTGAGACTTTATTATCCCTTAAAGCTGTAGATCCTATCTATGTGTTGAATAACGCAAGTATATTTGAAGACCCTGTAGACGCCCATGATTATTTAGTGTTTGTTGATGTGGCTAAGGGGAGAGGCATGGACTATTCAACCTTTAATATAATCGATGTAACTGAAAAGCCATTTAAACAGGTTGCTACCTTTAGGGATAATAGAATTAGCCCATTGCTATTCCCAGATATTATATTTAAATATGCTACCCATTATAATGAAGCCTATGTTATTGTTGAAAGTAATGACCAAGGGGCGGTAGTATGTAATGGCTTATATTATGATTTAGAATATGAAAATGTCTTCGTTGAATCCTACACAAAAGCTAATTCAGTTGGGGTTACTATGACTAAAAAGGTTAAACGAATTGGGTGTACGTCATTAAAAGATATTATGGAACAGGGTAAGCTTACCATAGTGGATATATACACAATCCAAGAATTATCAACATTTATATCTAGAGGCTCTAGCTTCGAGGCTGATCATGGTAATCATGATGACCTAGTTATGAATTTAGTATTATTTGCTTATTTTACTACCACCCCGTTCTTTGCAGATACAACTGATATCAATATGAAAGGCCTGTTGTATGCTGATAGGGTTGCAGCTATTGAGGCAGAGGTTATTCCAGTTGGTAATTTTCATTCTGATGATGATACTTTACACCCTGAAGGCCCTCACTGGGTAGTATGGAAAGGCATATAGTTATAAATAACTATATTGAATATAACCGTATTATGATTAAACTTATTAAAATCTTGATTTAGGAGAAAGAACAATGGCATTTCTAGTATCACCTGGTGTACAGGTAAAAGAAATCGACTTGACTAATGTTATCCCTGCTACATCTGCCTCAATTGGTGCTATCGCTGGTTCATTCCAGTGGGGCCCAGCTGATACAGTAGTTACTGTAGGTAGTGAGCAACAGTTAGTACAAGTATTTGGTCAGCCAAATGATGACACGTTTAGAAGCGTATTATCGGCTGCTCAATTTTTAAGCTACGGCAATTCGTTAAGAGTTGTTCGTAAGGTAGGTGCAGGAGCACGAAACGCATCAGATAGTCTTACTACCGGTGCATTATTAATTAATAACAGTTATGACGCTAACACGTATACTGGCGATTGCTTTGCAGCTGCTAGATACCCAGGTGATATTGGTAATAATATTACTTGTGAGATCTGTATTGGTGGAGACGACTTCGGTAATTGGGATTATGCAGACAATTTCACTAGCGCTCCAGGTACTTCAGCATCTGCTACAGCAGTTGGTGCAACGAACGATGAAATGCATGTATGTATTATAGACATTGCTGGTGGTATTACTGGAACTCCTGGTCAAGTACTAGAAACGTTCTCACATGTATCTCAAGCATCAGATGCTAAAACAGATGATGGCACTTCAAACTTCTATAGAGATGTTGTTAATAAAGGATCTAATTGGATTCATTTATTAAATGATGCAACTGATGTTATTGCAACATTTGGTGCCCCGCTACTTGATGGCACTGTACCTACACAGTATTTAACTACTGTTGCTGGAGCAGCTGAAGATTTTCTAGCATTCGACTTAGCTGGTGGCATATCGGAAGATAACTTAACCCTTGGTGAGATGCAATTAGCTTATGACTTCTTCGAAGATCCTGAGACTGTTGAAATTTCATTATTAATCAATGGTAATACACTGACGGGAACTGATGCAACTGCTATGGCTAACTACTTAACTACTATAGCTGATACGCGTAAAGATTGTGTTGCATTCCTTTCACCGCCTCAAGCTGCTACTGTTAATAACCAAGGCGCCGAAGTTACAGATATGAAGCTATGGAGAGATACATTAACATCTTCTTCATACTCTTTTGCTGATTCAACTGCTCTTTATGTATATGATAAGTATAATGATAAGTACAGATGGTTAGCTGCTTCAGGTTCTATGGCTGGCTTAAGTGCTAATGCTGATATGACTGCTGATGCATGGTTCTCTCCTGCAGGATTTACTAGAGGTAATGTAAGAAATGTTACTAAACTAGCGTTTAATCCTAAGCAAGTAAATAGAGATGATCTATATAAAGTTGGTATTAACCCAATTGTTTCATTCCCTGGGGCTGGTATTATTTTATATGGTGATAAGACTCTACAATCTAAAGCTTCTGCATTTGACAGAATCAATGTACGTAGATTGTTTATTACCCTCGAAAAGGCTGTTTCAAGAGCTTCTAAAGCGTCTTTATTTGAATTCAATGATGAATTCACTAGAGCTCAATTTAGAAATATGACTGAACCATTCTTAAGAGATATCAAGGGACGTCGTGGTATTACAGACTTTAAAGTAGTTTGTGATGAAAGTAATAATACAGGTGATGTAATCGATACTAATCGTTTTGTTGCTGATATTTACATTAAGCCAGCGCGTTCTATTAACTTTATCACACTTAATTTTATTGCTACTAGAACTGGCGTTGAATTTAGTGAAATTGCTGGAGGTAACTAATCATGGCTATTTTAGGAGTAGATGATTTTAAAGCAAAATTAACCGGTGGTGGTGCTAGAAGTAATTTATTCAAGGCAACATTAGGTTTCCCTGGATACGTTACAGCTGATATTGAAGCTGCATCGTTTATGGTTAAGGCTGCACAACTACCAAGTTCTGTTATTTCACCTATCATGGTTCCATTTCGTGGTAGACAATTACAGATTGCTGGTGACAGAACGTTTGAACCATGGACTATTACAGTCATCAATGATACTACATTTGATGTACGTAATTCGTTTGAAGTATGGATGAACGGTATTAATCAACATAATGCTAACACTGGTTTAACTAACCCTAATGATTATATGTCAGATATGATTATTGCGCAGTTAGATAAAGATGGTACTGATGCTAAGGTGTATAATATCAGAGGTTGTTTCCCTACTAACTTAGGTGCTATTGAAGTATCTTATGATAGTGAGAATACAATTGAAGAATTCACAGTTGAACTACAAGTTCAATACTGGGAAGCTGATCTC